TTTGTGGTGTATTGTGCATTTCATTTAAATGATATACATGATTGGATTTGTACAAAATTAAGTAATTTAAGTTTAAAAATATTTAGGAGATAAACAATGACATACGAAGAATTAGATGATAAAATTAAAGAGATTATAGATAGGACGGAAAGTGAAGTGGAAGATTTAATAGATGATTATAATGACTTTCAAAGAGATAATAGTAGGGAAGGAAGAGAAGCGGACCCTTATATGGTTGAAAAAAGAGATTTATGGAATAACTTTAACCATTTAAAAAGTTCATTAGAAATAATGTTGGAAATGAATCATTAGGAGAAAAAAATTTTATGCAAAAAGTGAGGAAGTATGAAGTATAAAGAACAGAAAATATTAAAAGAAATTGGTGATTATATTGCCAATACATACGGAGAACATTATTCTACTGATAAACAAGGTATGCAAGCAATGGATGTTTTTAGAAATTTAGATATTGATAAAGATTTTTGCCAGGCAAATGCAATTAAATATTTAATTAGATACGGTAAAAAAATGGGTAAAAATCGTAAAGATTTATTAAAGTCAATACATTACATAATTTTATTGTTATCAAGTGAGGATAAAGATGGACATAACTGAATATCTAAGAATTGTAGATACATTATTACTTATTAAAGCAGGTGTTAAACTTATTGATAATGATAATAAATTAAAAAATCAATTATTAGATTATATTGATACACAGATTGCAGAATATACTGTAAGGATGGAAGAAATAGAAAAGGAAATGGATGAACAGTACAAGAGGAGTATTCATTAAATGAAAAATTTAATCATGATATTATTGTTATTAGGAAGTTTTTCTGTATATGCAGAACCTAAAACAATGACTATAAATTTAGATGGTAAAGATGTTATATCAATAACTATAATGGAACCGATAAATGTTTCTGAGGAAGTAATTACAGAACCAGAACCTGAAACCGAGGAGGAACCGGATTGTGAATGAGAGAGTACCATATTCTGACCCAATGACGCCAGAAGAAGAAGAAAGGTTTAGATGGCAAGAAGAATATTTTGAAATGTATAGAGTGATAAGAGAAGTCTTATCTAGTAGAAGAAGAAGGAGATTATTAAAATGAATGGACAAATAGTGAATAGAAAAATTAAAGACTTAACAGACCATCCTCTTAATCATATAATGTATGATAAAGATAAGGATAATAGAGATAAATTAAGAAAATCCTTATTAAAGAGTTTTAAAAAATATGGTTATTCAAATAAAGAATTTGCATTTATAGATAGAAATGATGTACTTTATTCAGGACACCGTAGAAAATGGGCAAGTGAGGAAGATGATACAAAGACATTAAAAGAATTAAGATGTATGGTAATAGACCATGTATTTGACCCTAAAAGTTTAAATGACCCAGCGTTATACCAAATAGAGTTAGATTTATTAGATGAGTATAACGAACCAGATGTAATTAGAAATCAAACAAAATGGTCAGTTATATTAAAAAAATATGATGTTTTTGAAAAAAACCATATAAACCTGACAGGTAAAGAGTTTACTGGTAAAGAAAGAAATGAATTTTGCCGTGTAAAATCATCACATGATAAAGACCATTTTAAAAAAATGGTTGAAGTTTATAAAATGGGCAGACATGATTTAGTTGAAAAGGTAGATACAGATGATTTAACAGTTGGTCAGGCAAATACTCTAGCATTGAAAATTCAACCTAAAACTAGACTTAAAGAAAATCCTAATAGAAAAAATTGGGTGAATTATTTTTTTAATAATAAAAGTGCAAGAAAAAGAGTTGTAAAATATGCTAACGATATGTTTAATCAACATTTAGATATAGAAATAAATGGTATTAAAATACCTGAACATCCTATACATGGGCATGAACCTAATATGTTGAGCACATGTTTATCAAATTTTTATATGTCAGCATTATCTCTTGTATTAAAGGAAGAACTTTTTAAACCTAGGACTGCTAGACACGAACCTGGTATTGCAGATTTAATTATAGAAGATTTGTGCAGAAAAGGATGTCATCCTGAAAGTATTGAAGTAAAGGTTGCCAGTTTTGATGGTCATGGTTCAAAAACAATGATACATGCTGGTGGAGGTGCTTATAGAATACATAAACAAACATTTTTAATTGCTATTTATGATAAAAATACAAAAAGACAGATGGTGGTTTTAAGTGATTTAGAAGGTTCTGATTGGACAATGGATAGTGCAAATAAAAAAGGCACATTAGGTATGAATATTTGGGCAGATAATTATTTAGATGAATGTGTATTTTTTATAGGTGATGGATTTGTAGATTCAAATAAGGTGTTTCAAATGATTTTAGGAAACCCTAATGAATAAACCTAGAAACTTCGTACAGAAATTTTTGAGATACTTTTGTAAATCAAAGGTCGAAAAGGATAGAAAAAAGGAATCCAAAAGAGGATATCAAAAACATAAAAGGGCACCTACGGATGATACATCTTAAAAAGATGAAAATAAAGCTTGACAAACGCTTGGAAATGTTATATAATGGATGAAAATGACAGGAATATACAGATTTTACAACGAATTACATACAGTAATAGTCTTGACAGACTTAAAACAGTCAAAATTGATAAACTTTAAGGAGTAATACAAACATGAGTAGAAGAAAATTAACCAAAACACAAAAAGTAGTTAACCTATTATCTAAAGGTGAACCAGTTTCATGGAAAACCATCAGAAATAGATTTGATGTAGTTTCACCAAGAGCATTGGTTGACACACTTCGTGGAAAAGGTCATATGATTTTCATAAATGAAACTAAAGACGGTACATTTTATCGTATAGGAAGTCCAACAAAAGCAATTTTAGCTGCTGGCGTATCAACACTTTTATTAGGTGATAACGCTGACAAGACAATTGTAGCTGCTGGGATTAAATCTCTATATGGTACACCGTACGCTTACAGTTCTTAATCAATTTAGGGTGGCTCGTTTGAGCCACCCTTTACTTGGAGGTCAAACATGTATCACAAAATAAGTTCAATGATAGATAAAATTTCAGTAATTCATGATAAAAGTCAAGAATTACATAAGATGAAATATATGTCTCCTAAAGCGTCTAATGAAGATATAGACTTTATGATAAAAGACATACAAGCATTATGTAGAGAGGTAGCAAATGATAAAGGAAAATATGGGAAATATCCAGCAAAGAAAAACGCTTAAGGCGGTTGCTATTATTCTAATCGGGTTGTCATTACAAGGATGTTTGGCAACTAGGTCTCATATAGGCGCCGGTTTAGGTGCAACAACAACAACAGTTGCTTGTGTATCAGCAGGAATTGATAACCCATATGTAATTGCAATATGTACCTTAGGTGGTGCTCTTGCAGGTGCAGAAATGATGTATGATAGTGATTATGATGTTCATTATGGCACTTTTGTAGACCATATGAATGTTGCAACAGCAGGTTCATCTTATACAAATTGGTATAATAAAAGAACAGGTAATAGTGGTATCATACATACGACAAGTTTATATCGTAAAGGACCATTTAGATGTGTTAGTTATGATGTGACCGTTGATATAACAAATCCATGGCCAGTTATAGGCATGGGTAATGTTGATAGGAGAGTTGAACATGGTAATGCATGTCAATTACCAGATGGTAGGTGGGTTGAGAAACCACGCCTAAATCCTTATACAGGTGAATGGGTGGTGAGAAGATGAATAATGATGAACAAGGATTTTTAATGTTTGTTAAATTGATTTTAATATCATGGGTGTTTATATGGGCAGGTGCAATTGCTGGAGAACCAATAGATTATCCAAAAATAAAAAAATTAAAAGGTTTAAATGGTCAGTATTGTTTTACTAAAGTTATAATAACAACAAAAGATGATACCGTGACCAAAGAAGAAAAATTAATCTGTGCTGATGGCAGAAAGAATTTTGATACCCCAGGTTATTGGGATTTATATGCAGAATTTTATTATCGTGATACCAATACACCAAAATATTGTAGGTATTATGATAGACCGAATCATGCTTTTAATACGCCAGGAAAAGCATGTTTAAATTTGAATGGCGATTGGGAGGTCCAATGATAAAAAATGTGATAATATTTACTCTTGGATTCATTATTATTACTATGACAGATTTGCAATTAGAACAAGTTGTAATACATCTTAGTGGTAGTATAAATAGTGTTATTGATAGAGTGATAGGAGTAATATAATGAGAAAATATATAATGGTTGTATTTGCACTAATATTAGGTGCATGTACAACAACAGCAAATAATCCAAAGTATTCATTGAAAAATGAAAGTGGTGAATTTGTAACACAAGTACCAGGTTGGTTCATGAAAGATTATTCTAACATGAAATTATGTGGTAAAGATACTCATGAAGGTATGTGTATATTTGGGGCAGGTACATCTGTATCGCCTAATTTAAACCTTGCGATTGAGAAGGCAAAAATGATTGCGAAAGCAGAAATTGCCGATATAATAAAAGGTACAATGAACAAACAAAGTAAACAGTTCATTACCGAAGTTGGAAAAACAAATAGTAGAAATGTGGTTACCGAAGTTGAAAGTGCCATAGTCAATTCAATAAAAGATACTCCAGTTCGTGGGTATGAAGTCTTTAAACAAGATGTTACAATTACCAAAGATGGTAGTTATCGTGCATATGTTGGTTTAAGATTGCCTATGGGCGAGTTAAACAAGATGTATAACTTTACAGTTGACCAAGCTTTGGATTCTTATCAATTAAATGGTGGTGGTAGTCCAGCACAAATAGTATGGGAAGATATGGTATCTTTAGAGGAACAAGAAGAAGATAATGGAAGTGATACTGTACAGTAAAGTAAATTGTATCTACTGTTCTAAAGCCAAGGCTATGTTAAGTAGTCTTGGTATAGAATATACTGAAAAGAAAATGGAAGATTTTAATTCAGTAGATGATATGTTAGAAGATATAGGCAAGAAAGTAAAAACAATGCCACAAATTAAAATTGATGGCGAATTGATTGGTGGTTATCATCAGTTAGTTGAATATTTTGATGATAAAGGTTTAGTTAATTATAAAGGAGAGAAAGTTGAGTAAAGATAAAAATAATAATATTCTTAAATTTCCAGGAAAGAAACCTAGTAATATGGATGAAATTAAAAAAGCATCCATTGAACAACAAAAATTATCAGAAGAATCAGAATTTATAGAACATGCAGTTGATGAGATTGCTATATCTACAATAAAACATTTAGTTGATATAGGAGTTACCATTGATAAACCAAATTTTTATACTGATTTAGCATTGATTACAGATTTAGTTAGAGGAATGATATATAGAGATTTCAAATATGAACATATATCACAGAAATTAATAGACAAGATAGTATCTTTTCAATTAGATGGTAATGGAAAGGTACAACCTATATTGAATTATGGTAGAGTTTTAAAAAAGGAAGATTTAAATTTTGATGGACCAGGTTATGAAACTGAAAATGTTTCAGATAAAAATGATGATGAAAAAAATGATGGTGAAACGGAAATTATTTTTGAACCAGATTTTGAATTACCACCGGATGATGAAAAATGATTTTAATTGATTTAAACCAAGTATTAATATCAAACTATATGGCACAAACAAGAGGGCAAAAACCTCCTAATATAGATATGTTTAGACATATGGTATTAAATTCAATACGAGGTTATAATTTAAAATTTAAAAAAGAATATGGGAAACAAATATTATGTTCGGATGCTTCAAATCCTTGGCGTAGAGAAATATTCCCACATTATAAACATCAAAGAAGGCAAGGTAGAATAGAAACTAAGGAAAATGCTGAAGCATGGGATGATTTATTTGATATCATTCACAAAGTTAAAGATGAAATAGCTGAGAATTTTCCTTATATGGTTTTACATGTGGATAATGCTGAGGCAGATGATATAATTGCTGTAATATGTAGGGACGCTGACCATAATAAAGAAAAGGTTATGATAGTATCTGGTGATAAAGATTTTATACAATTACACAAATATCCTTTAGTAAATCAGTTTAGTCCTATACAGAAGAAGTTTATTAAAACTGAAAATCCACAAAGATTTTTACATGAACAGATTATAAAAGGTGACCGTTCAGATGGTATACCAAATATATTAAGTGATGATAATGTATTTGTTGCCGGCATTAAACAACAACCTATACATAAAAAGAGATTACAAGAGTGGTCAGAATTAGACAATATACCACTTGGAAGTATAACAAGATTAAATTATCAACGAAATAAGAAGTTGATTGATTTAGATGAGATTCCTATAGCGATACAGGAAAACATTATAAATACTTACAGGTCATATGAAGTACCAAATAGTTCAAAACTATTACAATACTTTATAGACCATAAGTTGAAAACATTAATGAGTAATATAAATGACTTTTAAACATGAGGTAATATTATGGCAGAAAGAAACCCAAACCTAATGTCGCCAGAAGCTATGAAATCTATGGCACAAGGTGGTACAGGCAAACCGTTATTTAATGAAGTATTAACTAAAGTAAATAATGCGAAAGTAAAATCAAAAAAAATAGAAATCTTAAAACAAAGTGATTCACCAGGTTTAAGAAGAATCTTAAAAGGTGCATTTGACCCTAGAATTAAATGGGATTTACCAGTAGGTAAACCACCATATATGGAGAATGAAGCACCAGCAGGAACAGAACATACTGTACTTGAATCTGAATCAAATAAATTATGGCACTTTATAACAGGTGGCGATAATACTTTATCCAAAACAAGAAAGGAAACTTTATTCATACAAATTCTGGAAGGTCTTCATAAAGATGAAGCAGAATTATTATGTCATGTTAAAGATAAAGATTTACATACCGTTTATAAAGGTTTAACACCAGCTGCTGTGAAAGAAGCATATGGTTGGAATGATGATTTTGTAAAACCTGAATAAATTAATTAATACATTATGGGAGAGTGAATTGTGGGAATAAGAACAACATTTAGTAAAATAAATTTAAAAGATATAGTAAAGGTACCATTTAAAATGGGCCCTTTCTTTGAAAAATATGATGGTCCCCTAGAATTTAAACATGATAGGGATATGACAGCTCAAAGAGATAATGAGTTGAAAGAGTTAGGCAACAAAATATGGTTTGAATCAGATTTAGTAAAGGAAAAAAATTATGTTAATAAAGTTGCAAATATTATAGATTATGGTATAGATTTTAGAAGTCCATATGAAAATATAGTTGATTGGGGAGAAAACAATTCTAACGATTTAGTTATTATGCATAAGGGTAAAGTTGAAGCATGTTTTGTTGCTTGTGCAAGTGGTTGGAATCCAGGTGATAAAATGGGTAAGACTTTAGAAGAATTACACGAACCTGTTGCTGATTCTGAATCATTAATAAAGGCAAGTGATGGTATATGGAGAGCAATGACAAGTGGTCAAATGTTTCACCGATATACATGGGGAATTTCATCTTTAGGAACATACAGTAACCATCCACATTGGCCAAGACCAGATTTTAGTTCTTTAAATCATTTATACTTTAGAGTAGAACATGAAAGAACAATAACAGTAGATGAAGACACAGCCGCATTTCTTATCGAGGTAGATGTTTATCCTTTACAACAATTATTTCATCTACATGATACAACAGCTGGTAAAGAAACTGATTATAGAAGATTAATTATAGATTCTGTTTATAGTATGTCTGATTCTGTATTAGAATATAAGAATTTAAGTAAAGTGAAAAGATTATTAAAGACATCAGAAATGGTGGGGAAATATAACAATGCAAATATCATATGAGGTTAATATATTATGACTAGTGAAAAATTAAAAACAATAAAAAAAATTCCCTATAAATTTGTACATGTATTTTGGTTGGATATAACATCTGATTCAGCATGGCGAAGTGTTGAAGATGTAAAAGAAGAAAAATTACCAAGATGTTTAAGTACAGGATTTTTAATTAGTGATGAGGAAGAAGTAATCAGATTGGTAAGTGATTTTAATTTTAAAGAAGATGGCAGTATTGATGAATGTGGTAATTCTACAATAATACCAAAGTCAGTTGTTCAAGAAATAAAGGAG